GATTCTAGAAAACAGTACGTGTATTCGCTGATCCTCTTCACGCTGTACGTCGAGAACGTGTCTCTCTTCAGTCAGTTCTACACCATCAACTGGTTCAATCGTTATCGTAACGTCCTGAAGGATACCTCTCAGCAGGTTGCCTATACCTCAAAGGAAGAACTGATCCATGCTCTGGTCGGAATCAAGCTCGTCAACACCATCCGTGAGGAGCATCCTGAATTGTTTGATGACGAACTCATTGAGCGTATCCGCCATGAGTGTGAGGAAGCCTATAAAGCTGAGGCGAAGATCATTGACTGGTCCGTGAACGGTTATCAAGGCGAAGGACTGAACTCAGATATTCTGAAGGAGTTCATCAAGAACCGTCTCAACGAATCTCTTGTTCAGATCGGAATCACGCCGGTCTTCGAGAACCTCGATCGCAGTCTGCTAGATAAGACTGTGTGGTTCGACGAGGACGTTCTGGGAAATACCGCAACGGATTTCTTCTATCGCCGCCCAGTAGAATACTCTAAAAAATCACAATCTTTCGATTCGTCAACATTATTCTAATATTCAATAGGTCATTTGAATAAATATGGTTATGTCTAAACCGTATTTTTACATTATCCGCCATAAACAATCTGGCAAGTTCTATGCTGGAATAGAGATTTCTAATCCAGATTCCCTAAACTTCTTAACAGAAACCGGATATCAAACTAGTTCTAAAATCGTAAAGGCTATCATTTCTAATGAAGGGCTAACGGCTTTCGAGATTATACGAATACGACACTTTGAAACAAGAGATGAAACTCTACGTTATGAACAGAGATTCTTGTCGAAAGTAGATGCAAAGAATAATCCTAGATTTCTAAATCAGCATAATGGAGGAGGAAACTGGACAAACAAAGGCGGATACACTCTATCTGAATCGGCCAGAAAAAAGATGTCTAAGCCCAAGAGCGTAAAGACGAAGAATAGGATGTCTAAACCAAAAAGCAAAGACCACGCAAAAAACATAGGAATCGGGAGAACTGGAATCAAATACACTGAAGAAGGAAAAATCAATTGTAGCAAAGCTCAAAAAGAAAGATTTGAAGAATCTGGAGAGCGTAAGAAAATATCAGACTCTCTCAAAGAGTATTTTGCCAACAATCCAGTATCTGAAGATAAGCGTCAAGTAATTTCAGAGAAATATACCGGAAAAGGAAACCCCATGTTTGGAAAAACACAATCAGAAACAACTAAAGAAAAAATGCGCTTAGCCTGGAAAAAACGTAAAGAAAAGGCTAAAAATTCTCAGTCGTCTGATATCTTTTGATCATGAAATATTATTGGCTCAATGAGGATTCCCGTCTGTTCCTCGAACGCGGGTATCTGACCCCAGGTCAAACTCCGGAAGAACGTATTCGCCAGATCTCGATCGCCGCAGAGAAGCTTCTCTGTATCGAGGGATTTGCCGATAAGTTCGAGGATTACATGTCGAAGGGATGGTACTCGCTTTCGTCTCCGATCTGGGCAAACTTCGGAATTCAACGTGGACTTCCGATCTCTTGCTTCGGATCACATATCTGTGACAAGCTTGAGTGCATTCTCGAGAAGACCGCCGAGGTCGGTATGATGACCAAGATGGGCGGCGGCACGTCTGCATACTTCGGCGCTCTGCGTGCACGTGGCAGTGAGATCTCCACCGGTGGCAAATCTTCAGGACCTGTCCATTTCATGGAGATGTTCGAGACGACGACCAACGTAGTCTCTCAGTCAAATGTTCGACGTGGATCTTTTGCTGCGTACCTGCCGATTGAACATCCAGATGTTCTGGAGTTCTTGCAGATTCGCTCTGAGGGACACTCGATTCAGAACCTTTCGATTGGCGTGACCGTCACAGATGAGTGGATGAAGTCCATGGTTGCCGGCGACGAGAACAAGCGAAAGATCTGGGGTAAGGTCATTCAGAAGCGATTCGAGTCCGGTTACCCGTACATCCTCTTCTCGGACAATGTGAACAACGGTGCACCGAAGGTATACCGTGACAATGACATGAAGATCCGAGCCTCGAACCTGTGCTCTGAGATTGCACTGGTGTCATCGGAGGATGAGTCGTTCGTGTGCAATCTGTCGTCAATGAATCTCCTTCACTACGATGAATGGAAGGACACCGATGCCGCAGAGACTCTGACGTACTTCCTGGATGCAGTCATGACCGAGTTCATCAATAAGGTATCTCAGATGCCATTCATGCATGCTCCGCACCGGTTTGCGGTCCGTCAGCGTGCGCTCGGTATCGGAGTCCTTGGCTGGCATTCGTATCTGCAGTCCAAGATGATTCCGTTCGAGTCCTTTGAGGCGAAGCTACTCAACGTTCAGATCCATAAGCTTCTGCGCGATAAGACTCAGGCGGCGAGCCGAATGATGGCGCTTCAGTACGGAGAACCCGAACTGCTCCGTGGTTATGGAATGCGTAATGTCACCACTCTGGCCATCGCGCCGACGACATCCTCGAGCTTCATCCTCGGTCAGGTATCTCCGTCGATCGAGCCGCTCAACTCGAACTACTTCGTAAAGGATCTCTCGAAGGGCAAGTTCACGTACAAGAATCCTTACCTTGAGAAGGTTCTCGAGAAGTATGGAAAGAATGATCGTGCCATCTGGCAGACGATCCTCATCAAGGGTGGATCTGTTCAGCACCTCGATTTTCTCACGGAGAACGAGAAAGATGTCTTCAAGACGTTCGGCGAGATCTCTCAGAAGGAGATCCTGATTCAGGCCGCCGCCCGCCAGAAGTACATCGATCAGAGCCAGAGCCTTAACCTGATGATTCATCCGAAGTCTTCTCCGAAGGATGTCAATCAACTCCTCATCTTCGCCTGGGAACAAGGTGTCAAGAGCCTGTACTACCAGCGCGGAACGAATCCAGCACAAGAGCTAGGACGAAACCTGCTTCAGTGCGCATCCTGCGAATCATGAAGATCCAATTCGAATGCAACGTCTGTTCAGCTGTGTACACCGTGGCGTATAGCCAGCCGGATCCGGTGTACGACGACAACGATTATTCCGACGAGATCGATATCACCGTAGTCGAGGAGTCTGAGGAAGACATCTACCCTGAGTTCTGCCCGTTCTGTGGAGCTCATGCGAGCGACGACGAAGACGACAAAGCAGAAGACGTGTAAACCGGATAGATAGTACCGTGTGGTACTATCGTAATGAGGTATATGATCCGGCACCTGACGCCTTAAATCCAAAGGTCGATGTCGGATTCGTTTACCTCATTACGAACCTGGTGAATGGTAAGAAGTATATCGGGAAGAAACGTTTCTTCTCGTCACGTTCGAAGAAGGTGGCCGGGTCGACCCGCAAGAAGCGTACGAAGGTCGAATCGGATTGGAGAGAGTACTATGGATCCAACTCGGCCATTCAGCAGGATCTGAAGGATCTTGGTCCTGACAATTTCCGGCGAGAGATTCTCTATCTCTGCCGGTCACTGTCGGAGTGCTCCTATCTCGAAGCCTACGAACAATTTACACGTAAGGCCATCATAGATCCTAGCTATTACAATGACTGGCTGTCCGTCCGGGTGACCAGGAAACACCTCAAAAACCTCAAATTTTCCGATTTACAACCTAGCCAGACCGGTGTAGGATCTGGTTAATGATTATCGCAGACTATTCTGGTATCGCCATTGCGAACCTCTTCTCCCAAAAGATGGAGTTCTCGGAGGCTCTGGTTCGCCATATGATCCTCAACTCCCTTCGCATGTACAACCTCAAGTTCCGAGGTGAATACGGCGAGATGGTGCTGGCCTGCGACGGTGGTAATACCTGGCGGAAGCAGCTGTATCCGCAGTACAAGGCCAACCGCAAGAAGAATCGCGAGCAGTCCTCCGTGGACTGGCCCGAGTTCTTTCGAATTCTGTCGCTCGTCCGTGACGAGATTCGCGAGAACCTACCATTCAAGGTTGTGCACCTTCAAGGCGTCGAGGCTGACGATATCATTGCCACCCTCACCGAGACGACTCAAGAGTTCGGAAACTCTGATAAGGTCATGATCGTTTCCTCTGACACTGACTTCGTGCAACTTCATCAGTACTCGAATGTCAAGCAGTTTTCGCCGATGAAGAAGGGTCTCATCTCTGAGAAGGATCCGAAGAAGTATCTGCAGGAACATGTTCTCCGCGGTGATTCCGGAGATGGTGTGCCTAATGTTCTCTCACCTGAT